GAAGTAGATAATAAAAAACCAAAAGATTTTTTAGACGAAAATAATAATAATATTCCTGACATGATTGAACGTGCTGAACTTCCTGTTATGAATAAAAAGGTAATGTCACAAGTAGAAAAAGGTTTTAATAAATTTCAAGACAAAACTAAAAATGAGATAGCTGTAATTAAAAAAAATATTTCTGATGAAACAAAAAAAATGAATAGGCTCACTTCTTTTAATAAAGAGTCTTTAGTTAAACGTAAAAACGTAATAGCTAATAAAATAAAAGGCTTAGAAAGTCAATTAAATCAAAAAGAAAAGTTATTAAATAATACAGATATAGCTGTTTGGTTTGATACTATGGCTAGTAAAAATTTAAAGAAACAGATGAGCACAGGAAAGTCAAATGCTCAGCTAGTCCAAGAATATTGGAAAAATAAAAATTTATAAATTATGAGTAAAATTTTTAATCAACAAGAAGTTATTGACTGGTATCGTAACTACGCAAATCTATATGGACAATCAGACGAAGAAGTATATAATCTTGCTAGTGAGTATTCAGTAAACAACTTTGGAAAACCTTTTAAACCTTATGAAGCTCCAACCTTACCTCCATCTAGTAACGGTCAAATAAGAACTTTACCTATGGACTCTGATGAGTCTAGATTATCTAAAATAGATACATCACCTAAAAAAATAGAAGGACTCTTAGGTCTTGCAGCAAGTATTGGAACAGATATAAGTTTAGCTGGTGGTTTAGCTGAATATTTTCCTGAAGGTATTGACTTGCCAGGAGATATGCTTGATATTTCACCTGAGTTTTTTCAAAAATCTTACAACGAATCTTTGGCTGGACAAGCTTATCAAGCTCTTTATGGGCAACCAGCATATGATATAGGAGACTATAAAGCCGACTGGCTTGGTGAAGCTGGCAGTTTTATGCTTGGCATGTTTAACGCCCCAGAAGCTGTAGCTTATTTAAGTGGTGCTAAATTAGGTCTTTGGGCTACAACAGGAGCAAGAAAAGCTTCTAAATTACATAAAGCAGCTACAAAAGGTATGAAAGTAAGTGCAAATCAAAAAAACCTTAAAGGTACGCTTAGTGACAGAACTATGAAAGCAGCTATGATTGAGTCTGGATTAACTACTGGTGTTTCTTTAGGTACATTAGGTGCTGCTCATTCAGCCGCTCATTCAGCTGCAAAACAAAAAACAGAAACAGGAGAAATAGATTTAACTAAAACTCTTCTTGATGGAGCAAAAGGTTTTGGTGAAAGCTTTCTTATTGGTGCGCCAGCGGGTGTTGTAGCAAAAGGATATTTAGGAAGCAAATATGCTATGGCAAAAATGGCTTCTGACAAAGAAGCTTTATCATTAACAAAACAAGCTCTATATGGAGTTCCTTCTCAAATAGGTACAGAAGCATTAGCATTTACAACTTTACCAACTTTGTATAAAGGTTTAGGTAGTCTTGCAGGCGTTGAGGTTATGCCTGATACACCATCTATTTTTGATGAAGGTTTTACTCAAGCGTTACTTCAAAATACTATAGTTATTGGAGCTATGACTGGCACAGGGTATGCTTATCGTAAATACAAAGGTATTGACGAAACTCATGTTTGGGCTAGAAAATTACTTGAACAAGCAAAAAAAGATATTAAAAAAACTCAAAAAAGTGCAGAAAATGTTCAAAATAGTTTTGAAGAGGTCGGTGTTAAAATTGAACCTGAAATGTTAAAATTAATATCTGAAACAAATCAAGAGGTTTTTGTATCAGAGTCAGACTATAATAATTTTGTTAAAAAACAAAAAGCTGTAGCAAAGTCTATTGATAAATTAAATAAAGGTGAAAAACTTTCAGATAAAGAAATGAGTGAGTTTGCACGTGATGTTATGCCAGTAAAACTTGCAGAAATTGGATTATGGAAAGAACTAGAAAACAATCCAGAAACATTTAGAAGTATTATTGAAAAGACTGAAAAAAGAACTGTTAATGATATTGAAATGGCAACATATGAAACTGCATTAAAAAAGACTATACAAGAAAATGTAGATGCTTTTGATGTAATAAATGGACAAATGACTGGTATAAGTTCTGCTAAAAAAGCAAAGACTGTACCAGGAACTGACTTTACTCCAGTTACATTAGAAAGACAAAGAAAAATTTTGCTTCCTGGTGAAGAAAAGTTTGGCATGCAAAGAGAAACTGCTTATACGCAAGAACAATATAATATGCTTTTAAAAGATGGTTTTAATGAAATAGGTGCAAAACCAGTTGCAGAAAAAGTTTCTATCCCTGAACAGCCTACGCTAGAAAAAATAATGCAAGAAGCTGTTGACATAGGTTTAGGTAAAAGAGGTGTTGGTCTTGACAAGCCTAAAGCTAGTAATAGAGCGCAAGAATTAATTGAAAAAGCTTACGATGAAGTTTTTACTTATACTGAAAAGAAAACAGCAAAAACAAGTTCAAATAAAAGATTTATAGATGACAGAATAAACAAAATGAAAGATGTAGTTGTTGATAAAACTACAGGTCGTAAAGATGATATAAATGCTGTTTTATCTTATGGGTTAGAATTTGAAGGTGGTAAAAAACTATATAGAGATTATAGCAGTAAAGTTGCAGATTATGTTAATTGGTTACATAAAAATAAAAAGAAAACTGTAGAAAGTTCAGATGCTAGAGATGTTCATGAATATGTAGATAAAGTTATAATGCAAAGGGTTGGTAAAAATAAAGTTGGACCTAATGATGTTGCTCCATTTTCTAGATTTTATGAGTATGTAGATAATAAATTTCATCCTAATGGGCTTAGAGTTCAAAAGGCAATTAGCTGGAAAGAAATAAATGAAAACAGATTTAATACGATAGGTGGACCTAAAAAAGGTGTAGATGTTAAGCTATTAAAAAACATTGATAAAAATGTTGATAAAGTAGTAAAAGAATTAAGTGAGTCTTTAAGTGGTGTTAAACTAGACCAATCAATAATATTATCTAAACTAATTAAATATGGCTTTAGAGGTGAAGAATTAGCTAAGATGGAGTCTAAAAATTTAAAATTTTCAAAAGAAGAAGGTTGGTATATAGACCTAGGGTTTGATAAGAATGTTCCAACTATAAGTAAATCAGATACCCGCCCAACAGTTATTCCTATACCAGAAAAATTAGGTTTACAAATACAAGAGTTTGCTAAAAACTCACAACCAAATAAACCTATATTTAAAAACTTTAATATTGATAAAATTGCGCATAAGAAAAAAATAGCTCAATTAGTATTAGGTAAAGAATATGATAGGTGGGATTTGAATAGGACTTTACTAAACACAAAGGCTTCTGAATTAAATATTCCTAAAGAGGCTATGGATGTTTATTTAAGACATGGTGCAACAGCTCTTGAAAAAATATATGTTAAACCTAAGTTAAATGATTTATTAAAAAGACACAAAGAAATACAAAAACAATTAGGTATTCATAAAGAAGGTAAGTTTCAGGCAGAGGTTGTTGGACCTCCAGAATCTGTTAAAACATTAGCCCCATGGCTTGATTCTCAAATTAAAAAGAATCCTGGGTTAACTCTTAAAAAATTAAAAGATGCTGACTTTGTGGGTAGATTTTATGAAGGCGTTATTGATGTAACTATGGGTAAAGCTAATAAGTTTACATTCTTTCATGAAAATGCCCATAGATTAAAAGCTATGATAGATGCTAGTGGTAATAAAAGATTAAGTAAAGTATGGAATCAAGCAGAAAAGTTATTTAAAAAAGAAGCTAAAGGTAGAAATATGGAAGAGTTTCTTGCTGATGAAATAGGTAATTATGGCCTTAAACGTCAACAACCTGCTAATTTAAAAAGTAAAATGAAGGGTTGGGTAAACAGGTTATGGTCAAACATAAAGTCAGTATTTTTTGGAAAAGAAAATTTAACTAAAAATGATGTAAAAAATATACTTGGAGAAAAAGTATATCAAGGTTTTGCTTTTAATGCAAACGCTAGAGCTACAAGCTTATCTAAATATAAATATGGTTCAGTAGAAGAGTTATCTAAAGGTGTTAAAAAAGAATTTGATTCAGCTTTAGAAAAAAATAATGTGTCTTTAAGTGCAAAAGAGAAGAAAGCTTTAGTTAAATATATAGCTGAAACGTCAGGCATTGAAAATCCAGAATCATTTAAACTTGGTAGCTCAGAGTTGACTGAAGGTGATATAGAAAGATTCAGAGTTAATATGGCTGAAATGCCTTTTACAGAAATGAAAGGTACTGCACAGCTTGTAGAAAAAGCCAGAATCATACGAAATATTGACTTAAATGGTAAAAAGATATTTAGTCCAGAACAAAAGAAAAACGTCATGAAATTGCTTGGATTTAAAAAAGAAACTTTATGGGGCTCTGATATAAAAGAATTAAAAGCGTTTGCTTCTGTTATAAATGCAACAAGGATGCCTAAACAAGAAAGAATCTCAGGCATAGCAGAATCAGCTACACAAGGTGAGCTATCTAAAATAATGTCAGAAATGGATGGTGTGATTAAGGGTGCATCGAAATATGCTTTACCAGTTGAAGAAGTTATTAGGAAATTAGGCGCTAAAGATATTGCTGGTAAATTAACTGACCATGTTGATATTGAATTAAACCATGTTGGAAAATTTATATTATTTGAAGTAGCTGGAGAAAGACTTTTAGGTAGACGTAATTTTACTAAATCTAAAGAAAACTTGTATCTTATGGATGTTGAAAGATATATAGAAAGAAAAAATTTAGGCGTATTAAAAAAATCAGAACAAAAATTTATTGATAAAGCTTTTAAAAGTGATTGGGTTATTACAGGTAAAGATGGTAATCTTGTTAAAAACCCAAAATATAAAAAATTAATAAAAGCTGTTAATGAAAATACCCCAGAAGGTAAGTTAGTTTTAGAGTGGGATAACTACACAGATTATGTTTACAAAGCTTTTAAAGAGTCAGTTAAAGCTAATCTTAGTGAAGCTGAATATGCAAACTTTAAAGCAGATAATAAAATTAATTGGATAAGAGATAACATATATGTATCAAGAATAATTACTCCTGAATTTAAAAGAGTATTTGCTTCAAGTAATAATTTAGATAAGTTAGTTGAAGAACAAGCTGTACCACAAGCTAAAAAATTAGCTAAAGAAAAGTATAAAACTGACAAACCTACTGACGAACAAATAGGAAGTATGATGGAGCAGGCGGAAACCTATGTTAGGTCAGACATGTATGATATGATGAATTTTGCAAAAGGTAAGCATAGTACTCGGTTCTTAAAAAAGAGACACACTAAGCTACCAGAATTTGTTGAAATTGATGGTAAAAAAATACAAGTGTATGAAACTGGCTATGAAAGCACAGTTAAAAAATATGCTTTAGGTATGTCTAAATTTATGGCTAATACAGAAGTGTTCCCAGATTTTGTTGAAATTAAAGGTTATAATTTTAGAGGTCAAAAAGCCGCACTTAATAAACTTGAAGGTGCTAATCCAAAATGGGGTAGGTTTATTATAGAAAATGTAGAAAAGCAATTAGGTTACGGAAAGAATTTTACTGAATATGGAGATATGTTTACTCAAGGACTTGCTGGCTTTGCGCAGTTTATGGCTAAAACGCAACTATCTTTTCCAACTTCTGGTTTAAAAAATGCTGTGTTAGGACAAGCGGCTACATTACAAGCTTTTAGAGTTAGAGATTATTTCCGAGCTATTGCAATGGTAATGAGCAAAGAATTTAGAGATGAAGTTAAGGGTATGGGTGCGACTGAAATTGGATTAAGACATATTACAGATTTAAAAGTTGGAAAGTATTTAGATAAAATATTTTGGTTTGGAGGTATGAAACCTTCAGAAAACTTTAACCGTTACATGTCTGTGGCTGCCAGCAAAATACAGCAACAAAGATTAGTAAAAACAATAGGTAGTAAATATTCTACACAAAAACAAATTCAAAAAGCTGAAAGAAGATTAAAAGATTTTTATGACTTAAATGAACAGCAAATAGGTTTATTGAAAAAATATGGTATGAATAATGTAGATGGGGTTCAATTTAAATCTAAATTTGAAAAAGCAAAACAGCGTAGAGTTGTACAAAATGTTTATAATAAAATGAGTAGTATGGCTCATATAAAAACTCAAGGTGCATCGTTATCTATATTTATGCCAGAGTGGGCAGATGGAAACTTTATGAAACCATTGACTCTATTCAAAAGAATGGCGTACGCATCAACAACAAACTCATTAAAGAATTTTAATATAGCAAGAAAAAATGGAGATTTAATTAGAATGACCATGCTAGCATTGGGGCCATACTTAACTGGTACAGCTTTAATGGCTGTATATGATGCTGTTTTTGGTCAAAAACCTCCTAAAGAAAATTCAGATTCATGGGCTCACATGAGGCAAGTTTTTCTAAGGGGTGAGGCGCTAGGTGTTTTATCAGACTTTTTAAGACTATATGAAGGCGAAGATGCATCAACTACTTTATATCCTGCTGTTTGGAATTACACCAACTTAATTGGTGATACATTAATTCCTTTATCTAAAGGTCAAAAAAATTGGGGTCAAGCTCAACATGAAATATTCCAATCTACATTTGGAGCTTATCGTGGAGTTAGTAAGTTAATAGAGAAAAGAGATAGTAAAGAGTTTCTCAATAAAAAGCAATACAGAAAACTTTATTACGATTTTCTTAATGAAACATTCCCTGACAAAGAATCTGATTCAATAGGAGAAAGAAAATTAAATAGAAGAAGTCCTTATTATACAGATTTTAATAATAAATTTTACAAAGGTTCGATTGAAGAATTTACAAAACACGCAATAATTATGACATATGCTGTTGCGACAGACCTATACAATGAAAATGTTACTTCTGAAGGTGTTCCAACAAAATACAAAAATTTCAATCAAGCTTTCAAACAAGCTCTAAGAAATCTTGAAAATAAACTAAAAACTGTAAACCCTAATCCATCTAGATTTATGAAAGACAAAGCTACAAGGCTTGCCTGGATTAAATGGTTAACCAAAGATAAAAATCGAGCACCTGAGTATGCTCAAGAATTAAAAGACCTTGATACCTTTTATAATTATAGAGTTAGAAAATTCAAAGAACTTCTTCCATCTATGATGCAAGATAAAGAGTTGCAACAAATGGTGATGAAAGAGCTAAAGAAACTAAAATAATTCTGTTCTAGGTATCAATACCATCTGACTAGCATTAAAGTCACCACCCATAGTCATTTTTAATTTACCCTCTTTTTTAAGGTCTATTATCTTTTGTTTTAAGTAGTCTACACTAAATATATATCCACCTACAATCTTGTCATTATCAGACAGTAAATGAATCCATATCGCAGAACCTGTAGTAGAGATACCACTAGGCTTTCCGCTACATCTTATTTCTACAGCTATATTACCTGTAGTTTTCCATATATCTCTCTCTGTTTTTACCTCAATCATGGTGTTGCCATTTTGCAGGTCTTCTACAAATTTCTCTCCCATCTGTCCAAACTTTAAATCAAGGTCAAACTTTTTCATTTCTTCGTAATCCAACGGTATTTTCCTCCAATCGTTTGTTATTAAACTTAGGCTGCCAAACACTTCATGTACATCAGTCAGTTTTATCAATTGCATACTTCGCTAACATAATAGCATCTGCTGTTGCTAATGTAGCGACTCCTTTCCATTGATGTGCTACATACTTATTTGATTCCATAAAGTCTTGCGCCATACTTTTTATTAAGTTTTTTCTATCTTTTTTATCTAATCCCTTTTGTATATCAAAGTGCTTCATCCAAAGAGAAGGGGTTACATATGTAGGGATTATGTTAAACGATGCTATAACCCCCTCCCATTGACCATAATTTTGTCCGAAAGTAAAGACTGAACTTCTACCGTCATGAGGTCTAGCCCAGACCTTTTCCATACATAGGATTACATTCTCAACAGATGTGTCTTGTAGTATATCTCGGAGGAGTTCAGACATTCCTAATACAGAGTCTGGGCATTTAGCAGACCTTAATAAGTTTCCTTTAATACAGCATATACCACCAGATTTTCCTGGGTCTATACCTATAAATGCTTTAGAATGGTAGTTCTTTTGTTTCATCTAGCTCCCTTGCGTGTGGTATGGACCAGTTATCATAGATTGTACATATATCACCATTGTAGTGAAGCGTAATCTCAGAAGACTCTCCATATCTTACTTTGCTTGCGATTAATCTTATTTCATTTTTTGAGTGCATTGACGGGTCTACTTTATAAGAATAGTATACAAAGAATACATTCTCTGCTACCTGCTCTATAGCTCCCGACTCTGCAAGGTCAGACAATTGTGGCCTTTTAGCTTCTTTATTTCTAGATTCTAATGACCTGTTCAACTGTGATGCTAACACAACTGCACAGTTTGCCTCTTTTGCCAACCATTTATATTCATTACAGATACGCTCTAACTGTAACCTTCTCTCAGTTTCTTTTCCAGCAGGAGTTACAAGCTGTATGTAGTCGTCTATGATTACATCTGGCTCAAACTTCTTTACCTCTGATGCGGTTTTAGCTAAATCTCTAATACTGTCAAACATAACAAACCTGTCTTCACCATATATGTCTGCTATTTTTCTAGAAGATTTTTTAAGCTCATTGATAAATCCTATATTTGTTTTATCAATAATACCTTTTCTAACATCTCTGTAATTTAATCTTGGATTCTCTATGCATATTAATTTTTTTATAACCTCACTATTAGGTAACTCCCTATTAAACATAGCTACTTTATAACCACCTTTTACAAGGGAAGCTAAGAGGTTGACAAGAAAAGTTGTTTTGCCATGTCCAGGTCTACCCCCAACTATACTTATCTCTCCTCTAGTTAGCCCCCCTGCAAGTCCATCTATCTCCTTAAAACCAGTCTTAATCATCTTTTTGTTACCCTCTTGCATAGTGTTAAGGGTATCTGACATAGCTTTGTCGATAGTAAATTTTTCACCTGGCTTAACTCTTATAAGCTCACCCATAAGTGTGTGGGCCTGGTTGATTAGTGTATAGACATCGCTACCTTTATGTAGTGCGTTTTGCCTAATATTCTCTGTTTCTTGTACAATCTTTCTTAGTAAATACTTCTCATAGATTACCTGTGCATAAGCTTCTACCATTGAGGTACTACCTGTATCGCTTGTTATGTCTACCAAGTAACCTGTAGTTATACCATTTAAATTATCTTCTCTCGTAAGTGAAGAGCAAAGTATAGGTAAATCTATATTTTTATTTTCTTTCACCATATCAGTTAGTTTGTCCCATAAGTTCTTAGCTTTTATCTGTGTAAAAACTCTTCTATCTGGCACATATGGCGCTATTGTACTATATGTCTCTGGGTTTAAGATAACGCTCCCTAAAACCACATCTTCTGTGGCTACATCAGCTATCTCTTGCATCTTTTCTCCTTTTATTTATTCTTCATTTTGCATATTAGCTACACCTTGATTGTATTCGTCTACTAATTTTTCTACAGACACTTCACATATCTTGTAGATAACACCTACATTAGTATTTATTTCATCAAGAGGTCTGCCTTTTAAGTATAGACCCCAACTATTTTCTGTTAGTATTTTTTCTAGTAGTTTTCTGTCTATCATTAGTTTTCTCCTTTTTCATTAAATAAGTTTCAAACTTTTTAGTATCCTTCTTAAAGTCTATATACTCCATCAAAGCGTTACTTAGACCCGTTATCAGCTGTTCCAGCTTCATCTTTTCCATTATCAGATTTTCTATTACCGTCTGTACTTCTCTTGACGTTGGTTTTTTTCTTTTCATCTTTCTTTACCTCATTTAATATTTGTTCTAATATTTCTTTTAGTTTTGATACCTCTTGCTGTAGCTTGATAATATCGTTTTCCATGTCTATTGCTCTTCCCACGTTTTGCTCCTTTCTTTTCGCTTATGTGAGTGCCAATTCTGTTGTTTGGCTGTTTTCTTTCTGTGACAGTTTGCGCATAATATGACGCATTTTTCAATTTCTTTTTCAATACTCTCGACTGAATATCCATGTGATGCCATATTCGATACATCATTTCTTTTCTCTTTCGGGTCAAGATGGTGAAATTCCAAGACGATAGGATTGCTTTCACCACAAGAAGAACAAGGATTACTAAGCTTAAACTCATAAACTAAATCTCTTCTTTCATTCTTGTATTTTTCATTATTAATTTTAGCTCTTTTTTTATAGCTATACTTATATTTATGATAATGTTTTCTAGAGTACTCATTTGTACATTGTTTACACTTGTTGCTCCTTTTATTGAGTCTCTTAATCTTCCAACTAAAGTCGGATATTTTATAATGTTTTTCACAATTGCTACACTTTTTAGTCTTTGAGCTCATATCCTGGAGCAGATTTACCACTTAATGGGTTTTCATTATCTTCAACCATACCCCACATTAAAATACAATATACTATAATATCTGTAAGCCTACCTCTTACATCTTCTCTTTGTGATTGATGTCCATCAGCATAAGCGCATAGACCATCAACATGTTTTATCATGTAAGTTAACAGAGCCTTTTCTCTATTAACGCCTACAAAGGAGGCGACTCGTTCAAAATTTGCAAATACATTATCTAAATCTCTTGCATATTCTTTCTGACCTGCGTCTCTTGTTTCGGATATTTTATCCATAATTCTTGTCATTAAGGCTTGCATATCTGACCTACGCATCCTTCCAACCTTTTCTTGTTCTATTTACCTCAAAGTATTCAACGCCTATCATCTTACATAATGGCCATCCATTAGGGCTTTTTTCTAATTCTGCCCTTATCTTTTGAACCTTTTTCCATGTACGGTTTTTCATTTTACTCTCCTATAATATTAAATAAATTAATCACTTTGCCCACCTAAAGGTAGGTAACACTCATAGTACGACTCACAATCTGGACAGCTGAAGTTACTTACTATACCTTCACCCTCTTTGCCATAATCCTCATAATCATGGTCACCACCCCAAATTAATTCTGAATTACAATGCCAACATTTCATACTCTCTCCTTTTAAAAAATGGGAGACCCGAAAAGGCGGAAAAGAATTGCGGTAGAGAGGACCACGTTAAAACCACCCATGTATTCTCACGATATACAAAGTCTCCCATATAATTATCTTTTTATGTGTCTGTAGACTGTTGCTGGAGAAACTCCAACAATTCTACTTATTTTTTTGCCCTTCATACCAAAACCATACAAGGCATTGATAAGAAACTCTCTGGACCATCCTACTTTTCTGTATCTTCTCTTAGAATGGGATGTCTGCATCTTTCCTTACCCCTCCTTCCCATTGCTTTACAAATTTAACAACGTGTGGTGTTCTCTCTTCACCATCTTTATTTTTATATGGTTTTCCAGCATCTATAAGAGCTATTACTGGAGCTCCATCAATATCAGTTCCTTTAAGTGGTGGTAAAACTTGAACCTCAACATCTTTACCGTCCATTTTAACTACTTTTCTAGGTATCTCTACACCAATGGTCTCACAAAACTGAAAGTACCTTTTATTACCAGTAGAGTTTGATACAAAGTCATCGCCCTCTTTTGGTTCTAAAAACCTAAATATACCATTAGACCTATAAGTTCTGCCAACATACTCTTTACCGCTATAGGTATTATCACCTTTTGTATATTCATTCTCTTCGTTTTTTGCATCTACTACAAACTCATAATTATAAACTAAAGCTTTAAATGTTTTACCATCTCTAGTCCATGAAACTTCTTTGCTTGTAGCTCCTTGCATGTGACCATAAAACTCACCTCTTACGTTTGGTGCATTTTTTGGTTTTTGTGTTTCAGCTTCTTCGCCTGGAACAAAGAAACTCTCTGTATCGTTTAACATATCGTCAAACATTTTAGCTGTTTCACTAGCCATTATTTATCTCCTTTTTCATTTTTGATAATTGTTTTACAATGTTCCAAACTTTTTGCATAGTTTGATTCGTTTATCTTACCGCTCTTAAGAGCGCTTAACATAGCCTTTTTAGCCTTTTCATCTTTAACTTGATTAGCAAGCTTAGTAAACTCTTTTTCTTGCTTATCTGTTATATTGTCTGGTAAATCCTCACCAGCAAATAATGAAAGACCAAGACCATGTAATGCTATTGCTTTTGCTAAACACCTTTGAATTGATGTGTTTATCTGAAAAGCGTTAGGTGTGTCAATAGTTTGATTCTTATTATCAAGAACAGGATGTATCTGAGTCCTTGTAATACCATCAATTGTTACACTTACTTTTGTGTAGTAGCCTGTAGTTGTTTGCATGTAAGGCATACTATCATATTCATGTACTTCCCAAGTTGCCTCTGGAAATACTTTTAACATCTCTCTTACTGCATGTGCCCAAGACAAGTAATCAAACTTACCTTTTTGCTCTGCTAATTTAGAGATGTCAACGTCTTTTAGTTTTTGAAATACACTCACGTTTATCTCCTTTACTTTTTCTTAAAGAAAGGCGGTTTACAATGGTCTAGAAATCTACAGTAACTGCAATTCCAATCCTCTACTGGACTGAATTTTTCTCTAAACATTGGAAGACCTTTCTTATGTTCTTCGTTTACGTTAGTCCAAAAAGCTTTTGCTCTTTCAAGCATAACCATTGGAACTTGGTAAGACCTCATCTGTGAATTGTCCTTATTGTAGTAGTACAACCACATACTGTCAAGCCTACCAAATTTTTCTTTTATAGCTAACCCATAAGTTCCAAGCTGTAACTCTTGATGAACAGACGCATAAGGGTCTCTATTTTTATATCCAAACTTCCTTGACCACGAATAGCTAGCCATAGTTTTAAAATCAATAAGATGTACGCTACCATCAACTTCACTAACCGCCACTAAATCATAAAAACCTCTGACGTTTAAGGAAGCAATAAACACTTCACCTTCAATGTGGAATTTGAAACTTTCTTTTTGGATATTCTTTATATCTTTTTCTTTACTATATATAGATTCTTCATATGTAGTATTACTATTTATAGTAGTACTATATATAGTAGTATCGGAAAGAGCTTGTTGTAAATCATCATGTACAATTGTACCTAATCTCATAATTCTAGATGACTTTTCATTAGCTGGATTTGTAGTAGGAGCAAGCTCAATAGATTCGTAATAAAGTTTTCTTGAACAAGTACCCGCTCCAGAGGCATGATAATGATTTTCTTTACCATCATATCTCTCTTTGTAGTTTTCTTCGTTTTTTCTTACAATATAGTCGTTATAGATTGACTCTACATCAACGGGACATTTATTTTTCAAGGCTTCTCCTAATTTTCAGAAACAAATGATTCGATAAGTTCTGCTATCGCTTTATTCATAGAAGTTCCACGAGAATAGCATGTTCCTTTGAATTTATTCCAAAGATTTTTATCCATATTTGTTATGATTACATTCTTTTTTGTTTTATTCTGTTCTTGAGTCTCAAGATTTCTCATTATTAAATCGCTCTCCTTTTTCTTTTTTTATATGTAGGGTAATTAAAGTAATCACCCCACATATTGTTATATATTTTATTAATGCTTAATATAATAAGCAACATTTATTTTTTAAATATATTTATTATCATTTCAATAAATACAGCCAGCAAATACAAGGTTGCTAAATTAGCTAAAAGTTCTGTCATTTATCCTCCTTTACTTTTTTCTTAGGTATATAAGCTGTACCAAATGTTGCTACAAACATATCTAAAATCTCATCATCTGGCACTTCTGAATATGGTCTAGTACCAAATAATAATATTTCTTGTATGTCCCTATATGTCATGTCTTCTGCTTCTCTAAAAGATAGCATGTTTCGCATTTCTGCGTAATCGGGCTTTCTCATTTCCCACTCCTTTCTATATATTCATTTAATGATGTCATCCAATCAACTTCAAAGCTTGAATCTGACCTAACAAAACCTTCATAAACCATTGTGGCGTCATCATACATTTCTTCGTATGATTCGTATTTATTGCCACGCTTCTTTAAGGTGTCTGCAACTACCATTATAGAATAGTCATATTCGTATAAACCTATTGCTTTTTCCATTATTCCTCCTCTTCTTCTTTGATAAACTCAACATCTACTCCATCAAATGTCCACATAAATGGCTCTCGACCATAATGTACTAACTCCTGGAACATTCTTATATCTTCTTCTGATATTGGTATTTGTATTGACTTGTACTCCATTACTTTCTCCTTTTCTGCGCTTCTTCGATATGTGATGTACCCATATCAAGACTAGCGCTTTTATAGTATTTTTTCGGTATTATTATTATACATTTATCATCTATATAATCTTTGACTAGTTCTAGGTCTTCACCCGACATAGCTACTAAACCACTTTCTTTTAGCCATTTCGATATTTCATTTATGCTCATCTACTTTTCTCCTTTTCTTAATATCACCCAAAGACATAAGCACAATATGCCTATTACTTTTAGTATTATTGTTATAATTAAATCTATTGCATACATAGCTTCATATGTAACATCACTCATTATTATCCTCCTTATCAAAGAAATAAGTATGCTCACCATCTAGCTTTTCCCATTTAACTGGGCAACAATATAGCCATGCGGTAAATATATCTAGTTCATCTTGAGGGTTTTTTCTTTTTGTTACAAGCTTAAACGTTTTCTTTTTCACTTTTTACCCCTTTTTCTTTTCTTTTCTTTTGGTTTTACTTTTGATAAGTCTATTGTTTTATGAAAGTCGAATAAGCTATTTGCATATTCCACCATACTAAATTCTTCTTTTTTTCTTTTACCCATCTTAAGACCTCTCTCTCTTTATTTTCTCTACTTTACTAACAATTTCATTCTCTAATTTTTCTACTAACATAACTTTCATATTGTATGTTAAATTTTCGGGTATTTGCCCGTAATACATACATATATAATCAATCTCGTCTTTTGTGTAATTGTCTTCTATTTTCATATTACTCCTTTAAAATTGTTGTATTATAAATGATTCTTTGTCAATTGGTATTACTATTGTATCGTTTTCTATATCTTCAATAGATTCGTAATCCGTTCCGTAATCATCTTGAAATTCTTTTAAGCTTTCAAATTCTGCAAATTCACAACAAAGCCCAATAACATCAAGTTCTTGTTCTTCTCCCATATCTGATTCTATGTCTTCCAACCATTCAAATAATGCTTGTAAACCCTCATATGAAAATTGTTCGCCTCTTCCATATCTTTGAAATGCTCTCTCAAATCCATCAAAATTAATTGTTACTTTCATCTGTTTATCCTTTCTTTTAAAAAATCTACTAACCAATCGTTATAATCAATGTGTTCATTGGCTATATATTCTTCTGCTATACCTCTATCTGATTCTGTTGTATTCCATAGTATAAAATTATCTATTACACTAATTAACAATTCTTCAAACTTTGTAAAAGGCTCTCCTTTAATTTTCTTTTTCATATTATTCCTCCTCACTTTCACAATAACATTCTTCTATTTTTTCTTCGCAATCTTGACAAGCTTCCACTTCTTTTTCTTCTACATCTAGTGGAGACCAAAATTCTAAACAAAAACTATTCCAACATTCTATGTCCCCGCAGATATATGTTGCGTACGGGGTTTCCGATATTTCTGTTTCTTCTATGTTTCTACCACAACCATAGTTACATCTGTAACTTTCTGTTGCTTCGTCCCAACCATTAACTAATTTTATTTTTTTTAGCATATTTTTTCCTTTTTCTTTCTTGGTTTGTCTCATCAGTAATATAGATAACCACTCTATACTATATACCCACAATTTAGATTGTAGGTATTTCGACATTATTTTACGTTTTTAAGTATTCTTTTTATTTTATTTAACTCTTCCATACTTAGCTTATTTATTTCGTCTGTATCGATTGCTTTTGTAAATCCAAATACATCATCTTTTTTAATGTAAAGATGTAAGCTTTTTTTCTTTTCCATATTACTTTCCTTTCCTTTTTCTTTGTAGATTATTCCAATTTGCGTGTATATACTCATCTGTCAATGTAACTACAAACGGAAAAAATGAGCCTTCAAAATACTTTATCCAATACGTTCTGTCTTTATATACAAATTGACTTAAATCGGCATCTACTTGTGGAAATACACTATATTTTGATTGACTTATTAAGCCTCTTTTTTCCATTGCTCTTAAAGTTCTTCCGTCTTTTACTATTTTCCATTTATCAAAATTTCCTATTATCATATTACTTTCCTATTCTTTTTGTATCTATTTTTCTATTAATTATATCTTGTGCCTTTTTATACCTTTTTACTAAACTTTGTGGTATTTTATCCCCAAAAACCAAATGGTCGTTAATGTCTAATGATTTTACTATTAAAGCATAAGGGTTGTTTATTTTTTCTATATAATTAAAGTAAGTATCATATTCTAATCTTGTTAGTTCTAATAATGGCTCTATTGCCCATTCTTTGTTTTCTTGTTTTAATATATCTATGTATGTTTCTGCTCTCCATCTACCATCTTCTAATAAGTCGTGCAACAATGCAATAGTTATTAATTTATCAATATCAATATCTATTTTACCATCAAAAAACACAACATTATGTTTTATTAAATCAAGAGCAGATGCCATTCTTTTTGCGTGGTATGTAGGCAACTCTCCATACTTATTAATTTTAAGTTGTTGACTACCATATCTAACTCTATCTAAATGTCTATCAATAAAGCTAAGTTCCCATTCGTGTATTGCACTTATACCTAAATATGTATTATGTAAAACATCTTTTGTAGGTAGTATATAAGTAGCAGTTCCATTTCCTGCATATAATAAATAATTGTCTTTCATTCTTTTCCCTTTCTATATATAATAAAAACCTAGCTAAATTAATAGCTAGGCTTTTAGTCCTCTCTTATTTATTTGTTTGTATCTACTGTTACTTTTGTGTATTGGTTACTGTTATCTATCTCTTTTTGCTCTTCCGCTTCTTCTTCTTCTTTTTCCATATTAGACATAATATCCTCTATTGACTCTATTACTTTGTCACACTTGTAATCTGCGTCAGACGCTTCGTCCATAGCGTAGTCTGCTTGGCTCTTAGCTTCATCTGCATAGCTTTGTGCACTCTCTACTTTGTACTGTAAATCTTTTACTGTATTTAGTAAAGACTTCATAGTATCTAGGGATATGTTATTATTAGCATTTCCTTGTAATGCTACTATTTTTTCTTCAAGTTCTGTACGATGACAATCAAGTAGCTTAGACAATTTATCTACTATTTTACTGTCATTTATAAGACCTTGAACACATTCTCTTACTATTTTATTTTCCATGATTAGTTCGCTTTCTCTTTGTTGTTTTTTCGTGTTATTGTGCTTGAAAGCACTTAATAATATATCATATATATAACTAATAAACAACATATATATATTTATTAGGTTAATGTATAAAAAAGTATTATATTATTATTGCGAACTAAAACAAATAAAAGGAAGTATTAATATGAATAAATTAAAATTTAAAACAACCATAAAGAAAATAGAGAATATATGTTATGATTATTCTTGGGGCAGTACAGAAAGAGAAGAAAAAGAAATAACATATAACATAGAAGTTGATGCAATAAAACAATATGGTTTTTTTGAAATGTATTGTGATGATGGAGCATATTATGCGGAGGGCGGTTTATGGTTTACACGTGGAGTGCTTACAGATTATGATGGTATATTTGATTTGCCTAGCATAATAAAAGAACAGTTGAAAAAGTGGGGTTTTGATACCTCAGAAATGGAGTAATAATATGAATAAGAGAAAATTACAAGCAGTTATAAACCGTATTCAAGATGATGTAAACGCACTAGAAACCTTATTAAAAAGTAAATATGAAAAGCGTGAACAGTTAGACGTTGACGTAATACAAGACCAATATGGCAATGAAGTTGTAGACGTTGACGCATACCATATAGACCTAGAAATAGAAAGCATAAACGGTAGTATTGGAGCATATGAGGACGTATTAAAAAGGCTTGATATGCTAAAAGAATCAATTGATAATTAATTAGATAACTTACAAATAAAGAGTATAACAAAAGGAGTATATAAAAATGATAGGAACACATAGAACAACCATAGCAAATGTACCAATGGAAACAGAACAGTCTAGATTAATAGTTACGTTTCATAATACGGCAGTCGTACAAGTAGTTAATGATAGGTATGTAATATTAAATAGTGGAGGTTGGAGTACGCCAACTACTAAACGTAGAATGAATCAAGCAAGTGAAGTATATAAATTAAATTACTTAGTATATCAAAGGGGTGGGTGTGGTATGTACAAACACCTAAACAGATAAGCGAGTTTAAGGATAATATTATTATAGATAAATTAAATGGTGATATACTATATAGACTTCCATAGTTCGCACTATACAAAGCCCACAACAACCCCACAAAAAAAAGCCCCGACTATTATGGTTGGGGCTTGTCTTTTACTTTAAATTCCTAAATAAAAAGATAAATATTATAATATTTTACAGAATTTTCAACCTAACCAAGAGGGGTATGGGGGAAATTATGACGGGGGGTATGCGCAAAAAAACACCCACACACATTCTAATACTATTTTTAAAAGTTTCCCTTTTCTTTATTATTATTACTAATTATTATAGCTGTTTTGGTGAGTTTTGGGTAGAGACTATCTAATCCCCTTATAATAAATACAAAGAGATTAGTCTCAATTCCCATATAGCTGTTTCGGAGCCTGTTCATTATGGTAGGGTAATCTTTTCTGTTACTAGCTCAATTACCTTCGACTTGCTTCTGACTGTGTAACTTATCCCCTTCTAGTAGTCAATTCTTAATGCTATACGCTAGAAGTGTTTAACCAACCCATATAGCGCAGTAATATTACTAAAAATAAATATTGTATGCAATAATAATTAATTGAATGTATATTATTTTAATGGAAATCAAAAAGATAAAAGGTGTAGAACATAGGCTATATGATAGTCATGAAGAGTTTTGTGCCTTTCAGGGTGCGTTAACACCTAAACCTGACTGGCGTAAGGCTAATGAAGGTGATTGGGTTTACACAGATGACCATTATGTAGTGCAAATCCTTAAAGTATACTACATTACAGTCCCCAACTCTAAAGAAAAACGTAAGTGTGTGCGCACAATATGCGGTAGTTTTGTATGTAAGCAGAAAAATGCGCAGATATTAGGGGAAAATGGCGTTGCAGAGAATATATATACGTTTTCTGGCAATTATGAGTCTATAAATAAAATACGTTCTACTAAATTGTCATCTAAAAAGCTATTATTTGCTAAATATGTAGCGGCAGGGATAGATATGGAAGAAGCTTACAGTCGTGTGTACCCTAAAGCTAACGATAAGCAGTATATCCGCAATGCGGCTAACAAATTACTACAACAAAAAAAGGTAATGCAAATGGTAAAAGAAGAAATATCATTAATATTAAAAGAAGAAGGTGTTACACCAGAATATATTATACAAAAGTATAAAGATATAGCAGATGTTTCAGAAAGAGACCAAGACAGACTTAGAAGTTTAGATGCTTTAGCTAAGATGTCTGGTTTATTTGAAACAGAAAAGAAACGTGAAGAATTAACTGTATGGGCTGGTTTTAGTCCTGAACAACTGGAGGCTATTAAAGGTGGGGAAACCAAAGTACTTGCACATAAAGAAAAAGAGTGATATATCTGATAAGGTAGACCCTTGTCCTATATGCGAAAAGAATTTATACTATGATGAAGATTGTAGTAAAAGAATAGGCGTTATAGAGCCAAATGGTGAGATAGAATCATGGAAATGTCCAGCATGCAAATCAGAGTTTGATTTAGAGGATAATATTTTGTATATTTATGGCAGCGAAACAGAAGGTGGGCAAGCATGAAAGTTAAAGATGCAAGACTAAGAAGAGCAGGAGTTAGTGGTTATAACAAACCTAAACGTACACCTGGACATCCTAAAAAGTCTCATATTGTTGTTGCTAAAGAAGGCGACAAAATAAAAACTATAAGATTTGGGCAGCAAGGAGTTAAAACTGCTGGCAAACCAAAAAAAGGCGAGTCTCAAAAACAAAAGAACAGAAGAAAATCTTTTAAAGCTAGGCACGCTAAAAACATCGCTAAAGGTAAAATGTCTGCTGCATATTGGGCAGATAAAGAAAAATGGTAAGGAGTTTGTATGGCTAGAGGTAAAAAAAGTACTGTTAACAAAGCAGGTAACTATACTAAACCAACTATGCGTAAAAGACTTTTTGAGTCTATAAAAGCTGGTAGCAAAGGCGGAAGAGCAGGGCAATGGTCAGCTCGTAAAGCACAAATGCTAGCTAAACAGTATAAAGCTAAAGGCGGAGGATATAAGTAATGCCAGGTTATTCTAAAAAACAAATGAAAATTGCAAGAGCTGCAGAACCTAGAAATAAAATTACTGCTGCTGATTTTAAAGCATTAAAGTCTAATGACGCTCGTAAGCGTATGAAAAAGATGAAATAACTATGGTTTTAAAAAAATCACAAAAATCATTAAAAAACTGGACAGAGCAAGAGTGGGACTATATTAGTGCTGCAGACAGAAGAAAACCTAAATCAGAAAGAGGAAGGTATTTACCTAAATCTGTTAGAAAAAGTTTAACACCATCTCAAAAAGCTGCTGAAAACAAAAAAAAGAAAACAGCTACAAAAGCAGGAAAACAAAAAGCAAAATACGGTAAAGCTGTTAAAAGTAAAATGAAGGGGATGTATTGATAGTTAAAAAAATTGACATTGGTTCAATAATTACAATAGGCGTAGTTCTTATAGGTGCTGCAATATCTTATGGAACAAACTTTAATAGAATTAGTAATTTAGAAAATAAAGAACAAAACATTGTAAAAAAAGTTCAATCTAATGAAAAAAGTATAGTTAACTTAAAAATTAGCGTTGCTAAGATAGAAACTCAACTTGACGATAGATTTGATAGATTAGAAGATATACTTATGGGTTTGGAATGATGAAGTCTTTATTAAAAACTTTACAAGAAGAAGCTTATTTAAGAAGCACTAAACCTAATTATGAGCATTTAGCAGAAATATTGTCTAGACAAAAAATGGAAGGCGAGTATAGTTATAGCGGACCATCATACAATCAAGCTTTTTCTGATAAATTAATTGACGATTTTGGCGGTTCTTGGTTAAGTAGAAGTATACAAGAAGTGCAAACTCCTGATGGACCAAGAAACTATTTAGGAGAAGATATGGCTTTTGATAGAAATACATCTAGACAATTATCAAGTATAGATGCTGCGCTTAGGTCTGTTATGTTTCCAGCAGATTCAATTACAACAGATGAATTAAGGCTATTACAACGTCATGGATTATTTGAAGATAAGTAATACTTTTAAAAAATTATACTTATGGAGTTAAAATGAAAATTAAAGGTGTAGATGTATCAAGTTTAAATATTAAACAAAGAAATGCTATGAAAAGACATTCTGTTCATCATACAGGTAATCATTTAAAGTCTATGGTTGATGCTATGAAAAAGGGCGCAACATTTGGCCAGTCTCATAAAATGGCTATGAAAAAGGTTGGCAAGTAGTTGGTAGTGTCTAAGTTTATAGTAAATGCTATAGCAACAAAATTAGCTAAACATTTTAGCTTAGATAAAATTATGTCATATGTATTTGATGAAAATGATTTAGATAAGAAAGTCAAAGAGATTGAAGGTAGGATTGAGTTACTAGAAGTAATGCAACAATTGCCTAAGAAATTTAAATGTGAATGTGGTAAGGAGGGATAATGCCAAGATTTGGAAGTAGGTCTAGAAAAAACTTAGCAACATGCGATGAAGATTTACAAGATTTATTTAATGAAGTTATTAAACACGTTGATTGTTCGGTTATTTGCGGGCATAGAAATAAACAGGAGCAAAACAAAGCTTTTGAAGAGAAAAGAACTAAAGTCAAATATCCTAATGGTCGTCATAACGCTAAGCCTTCTATGGCTGTTGATGTTGTTCCCTATCCTATTGATTGGGATGATAGAGAGCGTTTCCACCTTTTTGCTGGCTTTGTCTTGGGCGTTGCTCAGTCTATGGAAATAAATATTCGTTGGGGTGGTGACTGGAATAAAAACTTTGAGGTAGATGATAATAATTTTGATGATTTTCCTCATTTTGAACTTGTAAAGGATTTTTAATATGAAACAAAAACAAGCTGGATACAAATACGAAGACTTTAAATCTCAACCTTATCGTGAACGTAGTCTTTTAGAGGCTTTGTATAACTATGGAGCATATGGTGTTTCTCCAAGTGAACTAAGAGGTGCTCACTCAGCGATAGACAGATTAATAGAAAATGCAGACCCTAAAGCTAAAATAGCAGAAGTTGCAACTATATCTATGGGTGAAGATATAGAAAGGTTATTTAGAGTTTTAAATCCAGATAGCACAATAAAATTAATATCAAATTTAGGTCATAGATATTATGATGATGATAGATATGGTAGCCTAGATAATGCTCTTAGAGCTAGAGCAGTTCAATCAATGAAAGAAAGACCAGAATATAAAGGGATGGATAAAAACTTAGCTGCATTTTTATTAGCGGCCGCCAGAAACAACCCTTATCAACCTTAATGGCCAATTTAAATCTTAATGGAAATGTTAGTAAAAATGAAGAAGCTCTTCATTTAGCATACAATGATTTAATTACATTTGGAAAACTTTTTAGCCCACAAGATTTTTTAGCTTCAGCTACTCCAGACTTTCATAAAGAAGTAGGAAATTTATTTTTAAGTCCTACAAAACAACAATTAGCATTAGTATTACCTAGAGACCATGCAAAATCTACATTAGCTGCAACAGCTATTATGCATAAGTTTTTGTTTGCAAGTAAAGATGAACCACAGTTTATAGCATGGGTAGGTGAAGCACAAGACCAAGCTGTAGATAATATATCTTGGATTCAAAACCATATATATAGTAATCCAGCTATACATTATTATTTTGGAGACCTTGAAGGCGATAAGTGGACTAAAACAGAATTTACTTTAAAAAATGGATGCAGAATGATTGGTAAAGGTGCATCTCAAAGATTAAGAGGTAAAAAACAAAACTCTACTAGATATACTGGAATTGTACTTGATGACTTTGAATCAGAGCTAAATACTAAAACTCCTGATTCTAGACGTCAGATTAAAGAGTGGGTTACTGCTGCAGTATATCCTGCTATTGATTTTGATAAAAAAGGATTTTTATGGTGTAATGGAACTATTGTTCATTATGATAGTTTTTTAAATGGACTAGTTACTAAACATCAAGAATGTCAAAAAACAGGTGAAGAGTTTGCTTGGGAGGTGTTTACTAGAAAAGCAATAGAAGATGGAACTCCTATATGGCCTTCAAGATGGCCTATTAAAAAATTAGAAGAACGTAAGCAGTTTTACATAGATTCAGGTACACCTGCAAAGTTTTACCAAGAGTATATGAATCAGGCTAAATCGCCTGAAGACCAAATATTTAGTGAGGAAGATATAAATAATGCACAGTATAAAGGTTATGCGAGATTTGATAATGAATATGATTCATGGTACATTAAACTGGATGACGGGAGAAAAGAATACGTTAATATATACATTGGTGTTGACCCTGCCTCAACAGTTGGTGCTAGGAACGACTATAGTGTTATTATGGTTATTGGCGTTACTGATAGCCATGATTACTATGTTATTGAATATTGGAGGGAACGAGTTTTACCGATGGACTGTGCTGACAAGATATTTGAAATTACAAAACGATACCAGCCGATACGAAGAATAAATATAGAAACTATAGCATACCAAGAAATGTTAAGAGACTATGTTATGAAACGTAGTAAAGATGAAGGAATGTTTTTACCAGGCATAGAAAAAGGTATTAAAAATTATAACCAAAAGAAAAAGGATAGATTATTTGAAGGCTTACAACCAATGTTTAAAGCTGGAGCTGTACACATTAAAAAAGAAATGCATGAATTTATTGGTGAATTACTAGATTTTCCTAAAGGTAGTCATGATGATACAATAGATGCATTTTGGCTTGCTACACAGTTTGCTAAAGGTCAAGCTAAAAAGAAAAAGAAATCAAAAAGCAAGTCTGGTGTTTGGACAAAACCAAGAAAAGCATATAATTGGTTGACTGGAGCAAGAAAGTAATCTTATATTATACACTATGATACAAGAAGATTTAAGGGTAAAAGACATAAAACAACTGTTCGATAGGTGGAAAGATGCCCGAAAAGAATGGGATACTGCCGCTAGAGAAGATATTGACTTTTATTTAGGTAATCATTTTTCTCAAGCAGAGCTTGATGAGCTCGACTCAAGAAATCAATCATCAATGCCAATGGATAGACTTTATGCTGCTATTGAACAGTTTAAAGCTATTGTTACATCTAAACAACCAAAATTTAGCGCAATCGGAAGAGAAGACTCTGATAGTAAAATGGCTAATGTTTGGAAAACTATATTAGAATATATTTGGGATAAGTCTGATGGTAATGAAGTATTCAAGCAAGTAGTACATGATTATGCTATTACTGGTCTTGGGTATTTTTATGCATACCTTGATAGAGATGGTGACTTTGGTAGAGGTGAGGTAAAATTTACATACGTTGACCCTTTTAGAGTTTATGTAGACCCTAACTCAAGACATAAATATTTTGATGACGCTTCAGGTATTATAGTATCAACAATACTAAGTAAACAACAATTAGTAGATTTGTATCCACAAATGACTCAACCAATAAATGAAGAGTCAGATAAATTATTAATAGACGAAATACAAACATTTGATAAAGAGGAGGATTATCCTGATGCAACCAATAAAACAACTATGGAAAGCTTTACTCCAGATAATGTCAAAGATAAAGACTATCATAATGAAAAGTATAGACTTCTTGAACATTACAAAAAGGTAAGAGTTCCTTATTATAGAGTTGTAGATTCTAGGAGTGGTGATGAAAGAATCATGACTCAAGAACAGTTTGCTGCAATGGCTCAAGATAGAGATTTTGCTGCAGCTATAGAAAATAAATTAATTGATTTTGTAGAAGTAACACAAACAAGAATAAAATTAACATGTACTGTTGGGCAAATAGTTTTATATGAAATGATATGTGATACAGATATTTATCCAATCATTCCAGTTCCTAACATTTGGACTAATACTCCATATCCAATGAGTGACGTAAGAAAAAATAAAGCATTTCAAAGGTTCCTCAACAAGACGGTATCTCTTATCACATCACACGCACAGGCTTCAGCAGGTTTAAAACTGCTAGTTCCCCAAGGTAGTGTTAGCGATATTGAAGAACTTGAAAGAGATTGGGCAAATCCTAATGCTACTATCGAATATGACCCATCTTTTGGGGAGCCTCATTTTCCAGCACCACAGCCTTTATCAGGTAGCATATTATCGTTACCTAAAATGATTGAAGGTTATATTGATTTAAATATTGGTATTTTTGAAATGATGCAAGGTAGCTCAGAAGCAGCTCCTAGAACTTACTCAGCTACAATGATGATGGAGAATGTAGGTCAAAGACGTTCAAAATCTAAACTTAGAGATATTGAAGGTTCAATGAAAAGATTAGGTCAAGTTGTATATAATATGGCTAGACAACATTATACATTTAAGAAAACATTTAGAATAGTTCAACCTAATAATGATATAAGTGAATATACAGTAAACAAACGTTTATATGATGACAAAACCAATGAGTTGATGACAATAGAAAATGATATAACAGTAGGTCAGTTTGATATACGTATTCTTGGAGGTTCTACATTACCATCTAATAAATATGGTGAGTTCCAATTATATATGGAAGCTTATCAAGCTGGATTAATAGATAGGGTAGAAGCATTGAAGAAAACAGAAATTTTTGATAAACAAGGGGTATTGCAAAGAACTGACGAAATTGGTAAATTACAAGGTATGCTTTCACAAGCACAACAAGAACTTAAAAAGCTTTCAGGCGACTTACAAACTGCAGATAGAGAAAGTATTGCAGCAAGAAAACGTACTGAAGTTGAAAAATTCAAAAGTCAATTGGCAGAGCAGAAGTATGAATCTCGTGCCGCTAACAGATTGGCAACAGGTAGGTTAAAAGACGCAGTTAAACTTGAGTCAGAGAAATTACGTATGAATAGTAGTGAAGCTCAAAGAAGACGAGAGAGATTGCAGAAAGGAAACACAACTAATGAATGACGCATATGAAAACGGACATCTTGAAGGTGAAACCGTTGATAATGTAGGGCAAGACGATAACTCAAATACGCAAGAGAGTTCTAACAACTGGGAAGAACAAGCAAAGTACTTCCAAAGTGAAAAGGATAAACTCGCAGCGGAAAACTCTAAACTAAAGCAATACGAGCAAATTGGACAATTGTTGGAGTCTAGACCAGATATTACTCAAACTATAACTAGTATGGTAGAAGGTCAAGGCCAACCAGCACAACCAGAATCGCAACGTATAGCATTAGATAAAGATGAATTTGACCCATGGGAAGCCTATAATGACCCTCAGTCTAAATCGTACAAATTCAGACAGCAAGAACTACAAGACTCTATAAATGGAGCTGTTAACCAACAAATGCAAGGATTACAAAGAACTCAAGGTGAGATGAAATTAAAGACCGAACTACAACAGAGAGGCTTAAGCCCACAAGAAGTAGACTCTTTTATGAATTTTGCTAATCAGAATCCTGCTGAGTATGGTGTTGATGGCGCTATTAAAATGTGGAGAGCTGTAGAAGCTAATGAAGCTGGAGAGCAACAAAAACAAAATCCATTAGACGGTGTACGTCAAACTCAAGGAACACCAGCACAAGGCGGTGTATTACAAGGACAAGCTCCTGAAACTCCTAAGACTGACGAACAATCTATGTGGGATAGAGTTTTAAATGCTGGCAGTCGTACGAATGTATTGTAAATAATATAAAACGGTAAAGGAGATAACATGCCGACATTTAATCAAGGGCAAGTTAATTTTGGAACTCCAGGAGGCAATACTACAGATAGTGCTAGTTTAAGCACAAGAAGACTGTATGACTTTAGCGATAGAATCGCAGACTTAGCCCCAGATGAGTCACCATTTTTTGTATACTTGTCAAAAGTAGGAAAAGTACCTACAACTGATTCTCAGTTTAGGTTTTTAGAAGATAGAACAAAAGTTCATATGACAGACCGTAGCTTTTTAATTAAAGGCGCTC